TAACGCCTGCTCTGGCTAATCTTGGGTCTTTAGACACTACTTAATCCCTTGCGACATTAGAAGGTATCTCATGTATGATTGCGGGTCACGTTCCCGTAACTGTTGCGCAAATCCCTGACCATACATTGCGTCAATGTCTTGATCTGCATACGACTGCGAAACACCGACATCACCAGCCAAGAACTTACCGATATTTGCAATGCCACTGTAAAGACCACCATCCTGATGATAACCACCAGATGCAAACTTACCGCCGCCATCTGTCATGTCTGTTGCGTCACGATAGCCCATCATGCGAGGCAAGGAACCACCAGCAGTTTTGTCACCAAGAAACGCAAACAAACCACCACGCGCTGGAAAACCTTTGTTATGCATATTGTCATAGTACCGCATTGCAGCAGGCGTACCTTGGTTGCGCTGGATCGTCTGTGCTGTTCGTGC